GTGTATAGGTAACCATGACAGGATGATAATGAGGAGAGCTTTTGATTCTGCAATTCCTAAGATCTGGATCAGATCCTACAATGATGTCCTAGGAACAAATTGGAATTGGGTTGAGAGAGTTGTCTATGATGGGGTGCAGTATGTCCATGGAGAGGGAGGCACAGCTAGAACAAAGGCAAAAAATGATATGATGTCAACTGTCCAGGGACACATACACACTCAAGCCTATACTGAGTGGCTAGTAGGTAGAAACTTCAGAGTCTTTGGCATGCAAGTTGGCTGTGGATTAGATTCTACTGCCTATGCTGCAGCCTATGCTAAACATTTCAAAAAACAAGCAATAGGATGTGGTGTGATCCTAGGAGGTGAGACTGCAATCAACTGCATGATGAAGCTCTAGATCTAGAGGCTAACTTTTGGCTCTAGTGTCTCTAAATGTGTCTCTAAAAAAACAAACCCCCACTAATAGCAGGGGTTTACAAAGGATTAAGCGGAGAGACAGGGACTTGAACGTAGCTAGTAAATAGTGATAAACACTAGTAAAAACTAGCATTTTTGTCTTTTCCTAGTAATGTTTGACACTATTTACTAGGATTTTGTAGTTTTGGACTGTCTCTAAATGTGTCTCTATGAGTTTTTTTTTGCATCAAGGTTTTATCCTCTTTCATTTTTGGATCTCTGGAAACAGACATAGGTATTCTACAAAGATCAAAGTTGACAGATCTGAGTGGGACTTAAAAAATCAAAGACCAAAAGCTAGAAGAGGAGACATAGGAGAGGCAAATAGAAAAATCACACATGAGCTGAATGAATACCAGAAAGTCTTTGATGATCTTAAAAGGTACTACAAAGAAAGTCTCACAAAAGAAATAGTCAAAAAAAAGTTTGATGAGCATTTTCAACTTGCTCAAGTCACTAAGAGACTCACCTATTCTGACTACTTCCAGATTTACATCCAGCAAAAGAAAGACAGCGAATCTGTCAAGAAGGATTCCTGGCAAAAATACACCAGACTGCACACAGCAATCATGCAGATTCAGAAAAAGAAAAACAAAGTTTTCTATTTGTCTGATTTTGACAGTGCTTTTTTCAATGATCTAATTGCATACTTTAGGAAAGAGAAAAACATCTCTGACAATACACTTCAACGCAAACTAGGTTTTTTAAAATCTTTTTTGCATTGGTGTGTCAAAAATGGATATGCTGTCAACTCAGCTTTTAAAGATGTGAAAATCAAAAAAAGGGAAACTTCACACATTTCACTTTCTCTATCTGACCTAGGGATCCTGGAGAGCCTGGAGCTTGATCCTGTCAAAGATTACTACAGAGACCTCTTTTTGATCGGTTGCTATTCTGGACAAAGGTTTTCAGACTACAAGCGTTTTGATAGAAAGTTCATTGTGGGAAACAACATAGAAATCAGAGCAAAAAAGACAGGACAGTTTTCCTACATTCCACTGACCAGGAAACTCAGAGCTTTGCTTGACAAATACGATTGGAAACTAAAGACAATATCTGGACAAAAGTTTAATGATCACATCCATGAAATCTGTAGGATTGCAGGATTTACAGAAGTAGTCACCAGAGACAGATTTTATGGAAACAGAAAGGACACTGATGAGATTCCTAGGTTTAAGCTCATAGCTAGTCACACAGCCAGGAGGACATTTATCACGCTGTCAGAACAAAAAGGAGTGAGCCACTCACTGATCATGAAGGTCACAGGAATAAAGTCTCTCAAAACGCTAGAAAACTATATCAGAGTAGATAAGGATAGGCTGTCAGAAGCTATCATCAAAGCCTGGGACTAGGGTTTTTTTGTTTTGGTTAGTATTCCTAAATAGTCCATTGCATCTTTTGTGTTTTTGTTTGAGTTCTTTGACAGCTCTTCAATGGCTTTGGCAGTATTTTCTCTCAAACTGTTGATGATGTTTTCTGATGTGAGTTCTGTTCTTTTAGCCAGCCTGTCAAATTGTTCAAACAAAACTTGCATGTCTTTTTCTCTAAGTTCTCTTCTTTGAGCGTCTAGTTTTTCAATTCGTCTGTCCTCTTTATCTGCTTGTTCTTGATCTCTTTCATTCAGCAAATGAAAAAGCTGTGCTACATGCTGATCAACTTCTTGAATCTTATTGTCAACTTTCTCAAAAAAAAGCTTTTCAAGCAGCTCTTGTTTTTCTAGTGAGTTTTTTGCTGCCTCCATTACAAATGCTGACATTGTATCTACCCTGGTAATTGCATCTCTCACAGCCTTGGCAAGCTCATTGAGTGAAAAGTCATGATCAGACATGCTCTGCTGTATAGTACCAAAACTAGCCTGTGTTGATTTTTGCAGACTATCTGCTGTGACCTCTTTATTTTCAAAGCCTTTGACTATCATCTCTCCATATCCTAAGACAACCCAATCATGATTGAGCTGTGGGAATCTATTGATGATTTTGTCTAAAATCTTTGAGCTAGGCTTGCCTCCATCTGTCAAAATCCTTGTTAAAGTTCTGGTGCTGGGAATTTTACACTGCTTCGCAAACTCATTGACTGAATAGCCTGTGAGGTCAACAAATTTCTGCAGTCTCCTGGCTTGTGGTGATTTCTCTTCCATGTGATTTGTTTGTCATAAATTGATAAAAATTGTCATTTATTAGTAAAAAATTAGGCTATATCAAATAAATGAACTAAAATTGTACTTATAAACAACAAAGAATGTGCTTAGATTTGTCGAATCTGATACATGCTTTGTCTTAAAAATAGTAAAAAATGACAAGAAAACAACACCAAGAAGCACTAAAGGCTTTAAAAGAAGTTAACAAATTGAGGATTAAAAGTGAGACCCTAATAGACAAAGACACAGTGAGGGTTGAATACAAATGGCAAAAGATCCTCCTTAGCAATGGGATGACACTAGTTCTCTCTGGAAGCATGGAACAACACAATCAAATTCATTGCACAACTGAGCATCTTTTTTTGTGTGTTTCTCTTTTAGATGAAAATGGAGTTGACTTGAAGCACACACCAGCTCAACACTCTGTTTTGAAAAATCAAGTAGCAGAACTAATCAGATAAATGTGATGAATAAGCAACAGGAAATAGAAAACCAGATACAGCTTGAAGCATTAGAAGCAAAGCTTGATGGATGTATTGCTGAAATCAACAGACTCAATCAGATCATTGTACAAACACCAGCAGTGAGACCTACAAACTTTTTGAACATAAAAGAGGTCACAGAAATTGCAGGACTTTCTAGAAAGACAGTAGAGGATGATATTGAAAGAGGAAGGCTCAAGGTAGTACACAGGGGAAAAAGAAGGCTTGTCACACAACAGGCTGCAGATGAATACTTAAATCAATAAACATGTTACACTCAAAATTCAGTTTGTCATTTGACACAGATGATCAGTCAGTGACAATTTTCATAACATTAAAAGCAAACAATCAATCCTGGACAGTCAGTCCTTTTTACAACTTTAATGAAAAAGGCAGGCTTGTCATTCCTCCAAACACAGAGAAAGGATGGAACACTGAGTCTTTCAGTACAGTTGCTAGAAACATCAAAACAACAGTCTCAGAACTAAAAGGTCACATTGAGTCACTTTGGGAAGAGCAAAAACAATTTGTGCTATGAAATCAGAAAGACTAAGAGAACTCAGTGAAACCTATGGTCTTGTAGGATCAGACTTTCACATGCAAAAATATGGACACAAAGAAGTTCCTTTCATGCTCAAGAGTGGCATTGACAAGATCCAGGCAATTGAAAAGATGGAAGTTGATTTTGAACCTATAGAAGCTTTGTGTGTTCCTGGTGAGCATGTTGCTTTAAAAGTCAAAGCAAAGTGGGGAGAGAATCCTATCTATCAAACAATAGGAGAAGCCAGCAAACAAAACTGCAGAGTGTCTTATCTAGCCTGTATGGCTGAGAAAAGAGGAAGAGGGAGAGCAATCCTAAATCTGACAGGATTTGCAAACGAGGGAGTCTTTTCAAAAGATGACATGTGGCAGGAAGATGAACAGCAATAATGATAGATCAGAGATACTACATAGACAGAGATGAGGTTTGCAGGAGCTGTGGTGCTAGAGCATACGAGCTGCATCAGAACACACCTCTCTGCAGATACTGTCTTAAAGAAGCAGAATTAAATCACCAAAACTAAAACACAAATGACAGAAAAAATAGAACTCGCATCAGAGGTTAACAGCAAAGAAAAAGAGCTGATAACAAGAAAGAGAACAGCAAAGATGTTCCTGGATGATGTAGTCAGACAAGTGACACAGGGAAATCTCCCTGCTCCTTTTGCAGTGCTACAGATTAAACAACTACAGAAGCTCTTTGCACAAACACTCTCTGATCTTGAGGAGATGGCACTAGATGATCTTGTAGGGACTGATCACTACATCTGGGGAGATTATAAGATTACCAGGAGAGAAGGATCTGTCAGATATGACTTTTCAGAATGTGAAGAGATCGTGACCATGGAAAAACATGTCAAAGAATTAAAGGGCAAATACATTGCAGCTCATAAAGGAGTAGAATCTGGAGCAACTGTAACTCTAGAAGGTCACAAATTTGTTGATGGCAATGGAGAAGTCCTTTCACTCCCAAAAAAGAAATACAACAAGACATCTATAGTATTAACAAAGGCATAGGGGAGGCAAGCTATCTGGACAATATCTCAGCCTCCCAGAGCTTTACAAAATTGTAAATTATGAATCAATATAAACCAAAACACCCAATAAAAAAAGGAACTCAGAACTACATTTTGAGTGATTATGTCAACACAATTCTAGATGAGACAGGAGTTGACATCAGAATCAAATCAAGAAAAAGGCATCAACAAGATCTACAAAAAATCTTTTGCAAGTTTGCCCATTGGCACTTGAGACTCTCTTTGTCTTTTATTGGCGAATACATAAACAGAGACCATGCCTCTGTCCTACACGCTTGTAGAAAATATGACAATCTCTACTCAACAGACAAAGACTTCAGAGAAAAAGCTGATTTTTTCATAGGGAGATTCCTAGTGATTGATGCAAAAGAAGAGACGCAAGTGATCAAAAAAGCCTTGATTGAACTCATAGAAAGGATCTCAGAAAAAGATAGAGCCAGAGTCTATGCAGTTGCAGTTGACATCCTAGAAGGAAACCAAACAGTCTCTATCACAAAGGATGAGATCATCAAGCTAATAGATCAACAAACATCAAAACTGATTTTGACAGATGAGTAAAGACCCAGCTTTTCTGTTTTACAGCTCAGACTTTCTCACAGGAGTCTCTGACCTTACAATGGAGGAGAGAGGACAGTTCATCACTCTGCTTTGTTTACAGCACCAAAAAGGGCATTTGACAAAGAAGGTCATGCAATTGCAATGCCATGGCATTCCCACTGCAGATGTGCTGGCAAAGTTTCGCATAGATGAAAATGGTCTTTACTACAATGAAAGAGTTGAGCAGGAGAGAGAGAAGAGAGCTGCTCATTCTCTTAAACAGCGACAGAATGCCCTAAAACGCTGGAACAAAGACAAATCATCTACTAAACAGACTCTATACGATGGCAATGCCATGGCAATGCCTTTAGAAAATGAAAATGAAAATGTAAATGAAGATGATATTGTAATTGAAATCTATCCAGCGTTTTCAGATTTCTGGGATCTCTATGACAAAAAGGTAGGATCAAAGGACAAAATAGAAAAAAGATGGAATGCTCTATCACAGAAAACAAAAGAGCAGATCATTGACTATTTGCCTGGATACTTGGAAGCAACTCCAGAGAAAACCTACAGAAAAAATCCTCAGACTTTTTTAAACAACAAAAGCTGGGAGGATGAAATAATCTTAAAAACCAAAAACAATGACTCAAAAAGTAACTACTCAAGCCTCCAGAGGAGAGCTTTTGAAAAAATACAATCCTCATAAGTTGATGCTAACAATGGCAACAAAAGTCAAAACAATAGAAGAGGCTATTGATGACAAAACAACAGGAACTCTAAACTCAGTCAAAAGAGAGGCTGGGACAAATACCATAGAAGCAATCTTGATAGGCTGGATGATACATCTCAATCAGCTTCTAGATTTAAAAAGACCAATGACTGAGCAACAGATTGAGTATGCAACTCACATGATCTTGGCAGACTATGGATCACTAAAGTTTGCAGATCTCACTGTGCTGTTCAATCAAATCATCAAAGGACAACATGGATCATTCTATGAATCACTAGGCATAGATAAGATCATGAAAATATTTCAAACCTATTTTGATCAGAGATGTGAGGTGGGAATGAATAGATCAATCAGCAGCAACATAGAAACAAAGCAGGGACTAGCTGAGGTCTCTACAGAACGTAAATCAACTAAATACTAAAAATGAGCATAAAGCTAGAACTAAATGGCATTGTCTATCAGATAGCCGAGCCAACAACAAGAAAAGACTACCAAAACCAGGACATGATCCTGCACATCCCAGATGTAGAAAAGGATCAGTATTCGGATTTCTTCAAAATTGAATGGAATGATAAAGGAATCAAAACACTCCAGGAGCAAAAGATACAGGCTGGAGATGAGGTCAAAGTAGTTGCCTATCTAAATGGCAACAAATGGACAGACAAAGAAGGAGCTGACAGAGCTTTCAATGCAATCAAAGGATATGCAATAGAGAAAGCAGAAAAAGAAAACAGTGCTGACCAGGAGTTGACACCTTTCCCAATATTAGACACTCCAGAGAAGGAGACAAAAGATGACTTACCCTTTTAATTTTTAAATGAATAACATGACAAATACAACTCAAGACCTGGTGACAGAAATCATCCAGGCACTCACACCAATTTTCCAGAAACACCTGGAAGCAAATGTCTCTGAAGTAAAAACAGAGAACCCTAAAAAAGAAAAAAAGAATGAGAGATTTGAACTCACTTTTGAAAGGATAGGAAAGCACACCAGGCTAAATACTAAGATCATGCGAGAAATAGTAGAACTAAAGATGCAAAGCAAAAAGCAGAAAACTATTGCCAAGATCATCAATAAGTCAGAGCCTACAGTTTCAAACTATCTGAAGGCTTTTCAGAAGCACTATCAAGAAGCACAGAAAAACATTCAAACAAAACTCTCTGTAGCATAGGCTGGAGCGTGCCTTTAAACGCTACCTTTTTTCATCTTAATTTGTTTTTTTTTGACTCCCTGCTATATGTAGGGAGTTTTTGTTTATAACCTATCGAAATTGTTGAATCATTCTAGACTTGATGAGCTTTAAAAGATTGTAGCTTTATAGTGTCCAGATAGCCATTTGATCATGGCTAAAAATATATACAGAAATAAAACAGTTGTACAGCTCATCAAGATAGCTGTCAGACACTTTCACCTCTACATCAGAAACAGAGACCAGGGAAAGCCTTGCATCTCCTGTGGCAAAAAAACAACTCTCCAGGCTGGTCACTTCTATTCAGCAGGCAAACATCCACAACTCAGATTCAATGAGGACAATGTCCATGGGCAGTGCCTTAAATGCAATTACTACATGAGTGCGAATTTGTTGAACTACAGGACCAATCTGATTGACAAGATAGGCATGGACAGAGTTTATGATCTAGAGCAGACAGTAGAACTCTCAAAAAAGCAAAGCTACAAGTGGGACAGATTTGAGTTGGTAGAGATAATTGATAAATACAAAACATTAAACAAATGAGAAAAACAATCACACTACTAGATTTATTTAGTGGCATAGGAGGCTTTCATCTAGGATTAGAAAAAGCAGGGTTTAAAATAAAATCATACAACTCAGAGATTGACAAGCATGCACAACAAGTTTATAAACACAATTTCAAAAAATCAAATTATGTCGGATCAGTTACAGATGTTCGAGCATCAGAATTACCAAGAATCAATGCCATCACTTTTGGAAGTCCTTGTCAAGATTTCTCACTTGCTGGAAAACGTAAAGGCATGGGAGGAGAAAGATCAAGCCTTATCCTTGAAGCAATTAGGCTTATCGAAGATTGCAGACCAGATTTTTTTATCTGGGAAAATGTTAAAGGAACATTCTCCTCAAACAATCGCCAAGACTTTGCAGCAATCTTGCAAGCGTTTGCCAACATTGGGGGTTATCGAATTGAATGGCAACTGCTTAATACAAAATGGTTTTTACCCCAAAACCGTGAGCGAATATACCTTGTCGGATATATTGGAAACAGAAGTAGAGGATCGGTATTTCCTATCGGAAAAGACGTCACAAAGACTGATGTCGTACAAGAACAAACAACAAACACCCTTACTGCAAGATACCAAGCAAAAGGTACCGGATCGTACATTGTTGAAAATAAATTCAATGCACAAATCGGAACACTAAGAACACATAATGACGGATTTGGTTTCCGACAAAACAAACAAGATATTTCGCCAACAATACCTGCAGGGGCAAGGCAAGATGGGAGTGGTCAACCAGTAATTAAAATAAAAAACGGAACAAAAAAAGGATACGACATTGCCCAAGAAGGTGATTCAATAAATTATTCAAATCTAAATTCAGAAACAAGAAGGGGTCGTGTTGGAAAAGGAGTTGCACAAACACTTGACACGGCTTGTAGTCAAGGAACAATTGCAGATTCAAAAATAAGAAGATTGACTCCCTTAGAATGTGAAAGGTTGCAAGGATTTCCAGATAATTGGACACAATATGGTACTGAGGGAATCATATCAGACTCACAAAGATACAAGATGTGTGGAAATGCTGTCACAGTTAATGTAGTTGAAGCTGTAGGAAAGCAAATTCTAAAACTATGACCAAAAAACAGGCACTAGAATATATTGCCAAACGCTATGACAAGATCAAAGATTTTGTCTATGACATTGATGTGAAATACTTCAAGCTCAAAGGACAGTACCATGAGGACATTACACAGGATCTCTTCTTGAAAATGTATGCTGAACTTGAAAAGGCTGAGAACAATCCTGGAATGATCAACAAATTTCTAGACCGAATCTCTGACACTGGTACGTTTAAACTATATAAGACAGTCAAAAATATGTACATAGATTTGATCAGGAAAGAGAGCAAATACATCTCCCTGGATGAGAACATAGGCTATCTAAAAAGACACACAAACAAAAATCATGAAGAGCAGCCAGAAGTGATCCTAGAAAGTGAGAAAGACATTGACAAAATGATTGATGAATATGTCAACAGCTTCTATTGGTTTGATAAAAAGGTTTTTAATCTCTACAGATACGAGTTTAAAAATCACACAAACAACATGAGTCAAGCAACAAAGCTCTCTGTCTCTACAATCTACAGAACAGTAAAAAGATGCAAAGTGAAGATAAATGATAAGCTAAAAGACCACTACTATGAAGAGTAAAGGACTAGGAGATGATATTGAGAAATTTGTGACTAAACCCCTGGGAATAAAAAAAGCAGTTGACACAGTTGCCAAAGCAGTCAACAAAGACTGTGGATGCAGCAAACGCAAATCAGCTCTCAATAGATGGTTTCCAAAAAAAGGGAATCTGACACAGGATGAGTTTGAGTTCCTGGAGATGTTTTTTCAGACTTACAATGGCAAAAGACTAAAATCAGAAGAGGAGAGAGACATGATTTACACTATTTACAATAAAGTGAACAGGACAAATGAAAAGCCTTCATCATGTTCTGCATGTTTAAAAGGCATTGTAGAGGAACTCAGAGCAGAGCTTAAAAGATATGAGTAGAAGGCTTGAAAAAATATACAAGATCAGAAAGCACCCAGACAATCCTAGGCTGATCAAAGATGAGAAATACTTCTCCCTGGTCAAGTCAATTGAGACCTTTCCAGAGATGCTAGAAAAACGCCCTGTTGTTGTCAATGAGGATCTGCTAGTGCTAGGAGGCAATATGAGACTGAGAGCTGCTCAAGATGCTGGCATGTCAGAAATTTGGATTGATGTTGCAGAAGGATGGAGTGAATCCAAACAGAAGGAGTTTGTCATAAAAGACAACACAAATGCAGGAAGCTGGGACTTTGACATGCTGGCTAATGAGTGGGAGGTTGATGATCTCAATGATTGGGGACTAGATCTTCCAATGCCAAAAGAAACAGAAGAGAAAGAAGAGAAACCAAAATGTGATTGCTGTGGAAAATGAATGGGAACTCAGTATTGGATTCTATGGAGGTCTAGTGATAGGCTTTAGACACTATCCACAGAACAACTGCACAGACTATGTGCTTTATTTCCCACTGATAGACATTTGCTTAACAATTTATGATGACTAAAAAAAAAGAGTACAAAAAATATGGTCTTAAACGATACAGAGAAGGAGATCCATTTCCAGAGGACTTCTGGAACTACAACATCAATCCAATCACAGGATACTATGTTGACTTATTAAAAGACAAAAGAGGAGTTCTAAATGATAGAAAAACTAAAGATCAAGACACTGTAGAAAATACAGCATAAATACAGCAGCTTTATGGCAAAAGATGACATCAAAAAATATCAGTTTAAAAAAGGGCAGTCTGGGAATCCTAATGGCAGACCAAAAGGTGCAAAGAATAGATCAACAACTGCCAGGAAGTGGCTGAACATAAACATCAAAGCTGTCAATCCATTAACCCTGGAGGAAGAGCAGATGTCCCAGGAGGATCTGATGACTTTAGCACTAGTCAAGAAAGCCAGGCAAGGTGATGTAGGTGCATATAAGGCACTCCTAGACTCTGGCTATGGTCAAGCAAAGGAAAACATTGACCTCAACTCAGATGTGCCTTCTATTGACTTCTCAAAGCTTTTTGTTTTTAAAGATGATCCAGGAGCAGACACAGATTGAGTTTAGCAAAAAATACAGAAGATTCTGGAATGAGACTAGATACACAATCCTCACAGGAGGAAGAGGATCTGGAAAGTCTTTTTTCACAGGAGTCTTTTTGTTAGGACTTACCCAGGAAGCAGGACACACAATTCTCTTCACTAGATACACGCTTAGATCTGCAAGTGTTTCTATCATTCCAGAGTTTAAAGAGAAGATTGAGATGCTCGGACTAAATCCCATGTACAAAATCACCAGGGATGAGATAGTCAACAGAGAGAACGGATCAAAGATTCTCTTCAGAGGAATCAAGACCTCATCTGGAGATCAGACAGCAAACTTGAAATCACTCCAGGGAGTCACAACCTGGGTCATGGAGGAAGCAGAAGAGATTGATGAGGAGTCCTTTGACAAGATAGATCTATCAGTCAGACAGAAGGACAAACAAAACAGAGTGATCCTGCTGCTTAATCCTAGCACAAAGGAGCATTTCATCTATCAGAGATTCTACCAGGACAGATCTGTTGCTCCTGGAAGCAACTTCTCAAAAGGAGATACAACATACATTCATACAACATACAAAGACAACATCAACAATCTATCAGAAAGCTACATTGCCCAGATAGAGAGAATGAAGGAAAGGAGACCAGAGAGATACAAAGCAGTCATTGAAGGGAATTGGATAGAGAGATCAGAAGGTGTGATCTACACGAATTGGAAACTAGGAGAGTTCCAGGAAGTATCTCCAGCAGTCTATGGTGCTGACTTTGGATTTTCCCAGGATGAGAATGTGCTTCTGAAAACATCAATTGACAAAGACAGAAAGATCATCTATGTACAGCTCTGCTTTTATCTCAAGGCTTTGACTACATCAGATCTCAGAACACTCTACAGAAAACATGCAGGAGATTCTCTGATCATTGCAGATTCCAGCGAGGTGAGGCTTATCCATGAACTCAAAAGCACATGCAACATCAAACCCAGCATCAAAGGTCAAGGGAGTGTGACATTTGGAATTGCCATGCTCCAGGACTATGATCTAGTGATCCACAATGATGACCAGGCTGTGCATCTAGTTAAAGAGCTGAACAACTACATCTGGCTAGACAGAAAATCAAACACTCCTATTGACAAATACAACCATGCTCTGGACTCTCTTAGATATGCAATCAGCTATCAGCTCAAAAATCCATACCAGGGACAATACAATTTCCTGTAGAATCTTAGACCGATAAACACAAACACAAACGTTTTATAATAAATGAAAACACAAAAGCTCACAGTACCAAACAAACTCTCAGAGCTTACTCTGGGACAATACCAGAAATTCAACAAGATCCTGGGCAAAGATCCAGATCTAGACTTTCTGAGAAAAAAGACAGTAGAGATCTTTTGTGGAGTTCCACTCCCAGAAGTTGATCAGTACAAGTTCACATCAATTGTTGAGGTCACAGAGATCATCAACAAGATGTTCGAAGAGAAACCAAAGCTGATCCAGAGGTTTGAAAAGAATGGCACTGAGTATGGATTTATTCCTGTGCTGACAGATATGAGCTTTGGAGAGTTTGTGGATCTAGACACACTGATGAGTGATTGGGACACAATGGATGATGCAATGGGAGTTCTCTACAGGAAAGTAAAGCAGAAGCACAAAGATCAGTATTTGATAGAGGACTATGACTCAGACAAAAGAGAGAACATGAAAGACATGCCCTTAGATGTAGCTCTAGGAGCAATTTTTTTTTTGCAAAGTTTAAGGAAAGAGTCTCTGAAACATTTGGAGTTCTATTTACAGAAACAAGTGAGAAAGCTGTCTCCACAAATGAGGAAGCACTTGGAGAGAATTTCGGTTGGTGGACAGCCTTCTATCAAATTGCAAAAGGTGATTTGACAAAGTTTGAAGAAATCTCAAATCTAAACTATGCAGCATGTCTGACCTGGTTAAGTTTTGAAAAACAAAAGACAGAGATAGAACTTAAAAAAATAAAAAATGCAAAACAAAGCTGAATTGATCAATTCACTATATGACAGATCACTGCTCCTGGATGATGAAGAGATCATCTTGTCTGATGGGTTTGAGAACGCACTGATAGGAATATCTGCATCTGATCCAAAGGTTGCCATCTATGACTTCTGGAAAGCAATTGATTGTGTCCTGGCAGCAGACAAAGACATGGACTTTGATGAAGCTCTTGAATGGCTTGAAGAGTTTGTGACAATGAAGATTGAAACAGTAGAAGAGCTGACTCCAATATTTATCAAAACAATATGAATACATATTTCAAAGTCATTGATGATCTCCAGGAGGCTGCTATTGCAGAGCCTTTTGTCAATAAAGTAACCCAGGGAGACATCACAGAGATTGACCTCAACAGATCAAACATCTATCCACTCTGTCACCTCCAGGTGCAGAATGCTACAATCAATGCAAGCACAATCTCTGTAGATGTAGGCGTGATTCTCATGGATCTAGTTGACATCTCAAAAGAAGAGAACACCTCAGAACTTAGAGGAAACAACAATGAGATTGATGTGCTGAACACACAGCTTGCAGTTGCAGGAAGATTGCATGCAGTCCTGGAACGCAAATCAGACTACAGGCACAGCTATCAACTAGACACTCCCTTCTCATGTGAGTTTTTCACAGAGAGGTTTGAGAATAACCTGGCAGGAGTTGCTGCATCATTTACAGTGACAATGCCAAACACTATGACAAGCTGCTAATGGAAGCCAAAGATCTTAGATCACTAAAGAAAGCACTCAATAGATTTGGAAAGACAGTTGTCTCTAAATCTAGAAGGAAACTAAAGAGCAATTCTAAGCTCTCGAAATCTCTAGGATATAGTGAGCCAAAGATTGACACGAAAAGAGGCATCATAGAGCTTGAATTTTATGCAGAGGACTATGCAAACTTTGTGGATCTAGGAGTCCAGGGAGCAAACCCAGGAAAGTTGCCTCCAGGAGCAAAGAGAAGAGGAAAGCAACAAGCACCTAGAAGTCCCTACAAGTTTGGCTCTGGTAAGTACAAAGGAAATGGAAGGCTCAGAGATGCAATTGACTCCTGGGTAGTACGAAAAGGTATTCCAGGAACAAGAGACGATCAAGGTAGATTTGCAAAAAGAAAGAGCCTGGTGTTTCTTATTACCAGAAGCATCTATCTATCTGGAATCAAGCCTAGTCTGTTTTTCACAACTCCTTTCACAATAGCATTCAAACAGCTCCCTAAAGACATCAAACAAAGCTTTGCTCTAGATATTGAGCAGAGACTAAAAACAACAGCAGAAAAATGAGTACAAAAATCAATGTCAGAAGTCCATTTTATTTGAATTTGACAGAGCCTGTTGCTCCTCTTCCACTTTTTCAGTGTGGAACTGCAGGCATCCAAAATCTATCTATAGATCAGCAAGGGCAAATCAGTCAACCAGCAACAGCACTTGGAACTATATTGTCAATCACATCAACAGACTCAGATTTCAGCAATGACAAGTTTGCAACAGTGACAACAGCAACAGACAGAGATCTGACTTTAAGAATCTCAATTCCTGCAAACTACTCAAACTCTGCAGATGGATACATTGACTGTGACAGAACTATAGAACAGCCTGCTCTTGTTGTGAGTCAGCCAACTCCATCTGATCCTCCTGTGACTTGTTCTGGAGGAGTGACAGCAAGTGGATCAATCTCTGCAGTGTCAATTGATTCTGGAGGTGATTCTGACACAGTAAATCTCAGCAGCTATTTCTCAAGCTCTAACCCTATTACAAACTACAGTGTGTATGTAGCAAATCAGACTCTAGTCAATGCTTCAGTTTCTGGAAGCACACTCACAATCTACTCAAACAACATCGGAGGATCAACAAATGTAATTGTTTCAGCAACTGATGGAGTCTCTGGATCATGTACAGCTTCACAATCAATATCTGTCACAGTAAGTGTTCCAGGAGGAGTTGCTTTTGCATGTTCAGATGCAGCTTTCTCTGGAGGAGGAATTGCACAGGATGGAACAATTACAAAGCCAAACTCAGTTGCAGCAGTTGGAACAATTAGAGCCACATCTGGAGGATCAGCTATCACTAGCCACTCAGCAAACAGTACAGGATCAAATAGAACAGTGACTCTGTTTTTTGACTTGACAGCTCCTGCAGGATACACAAACTCTGGATCAACAGTTGAGTGTTCTAGACAGTTTGAACAGCCAGCAGCAAATCCAGAGTTCACATGCTCGACTGCAAACCTATCTGGACAAAGAATCTCACAGTCTGGAATTGTGGACTACGGATCAGCAGCTCTAGGATCAATCACAGCACATACATCATCAAACTCTGGTTTCAGCAATGGGAAATTTGCAGAGGTTTCAAGTGACACTGCTAGGACAGTCACATTCACAGTGACAGTTCCTGGAGGATACAGCAACTCTGGAACAATCTCTTGTCCTGTAAACATAAATCAACCAGCAAAAGCAAACCAATGTGGGACAAACACTTTCTATCTAGCAACAGCCATGACATCAATTGATGGCTACTGTCCAGGAACATGGAATGTGTCCAGATCAGTCACTTCACCAGCAACAACAATCACAAATGCACTTGGAAAACAAGTGTGTCTGAACAATGCTCCAATGCAAGGAGGTAATTTCTACTATGCAGTAAGCACAAACAAAACCACAATAGGAACAAACACAGGAAGCTTCAGAATGTGGCAGATTGATGATGAAGGAATTGTCAGAGATGTTGCAGCATGGGACTGTCCTCCAGATGGTGTGAACTATGGATCTGGAGCAGGAAAAGGAAAAGGAGGGCAACTTTAAAAGATAAAAAATGGCACTAGGATCAGTACAACTACAACTCTACATCTACTCTGGAACTGTTGGATCATATTCAGCAGCAGACTTGAAGTACACAATCAACAAGGAAAGGCTAGGAACTGAAAACAACATTGTCCTGGAGATCGGTGAGCTTGTCAGAGATCACATTGAGATCACATTCAACAATGACTATCAGTGTCATGCAAAATGGGTGACTGCTGTTGTTTTCTACAAAGACCTCCAGGGGAATCTTTTAGATCATAGCAATCCAGAAATCTTCAACTACATAGCAGTAGATGGCTATGGCTACTTTGAAGAGGAAATCAATCCAGAGCTTTCTAGGAACGCACTGATCACCTCTGACAACATCTATCTTCCAGAGGGGACTGCAGGAAAGCTTCCAATTTTTGCAGAGGGTGTGGGCAAAGTGAGAATTGACAGCACAGACACACAGATCACAGACTCTGGAAACAGCAATCAAAAGATTCAATACATCACAATTCCTGCTGACAGTAGTGAGATAAAAGTCTATGACACTGATGACACTACACTTTTGAAAACAATCACAGTGACAAACATCTGTGAGCCAAAGTTTACAAGCTACAAATTGACTTTTGTCAATCAATATGGAGCATTTCAAGATCTTCATGTTTTCAAGAAGTCAATAGAAAGCTTTGATGTAGTCTCTGAAAGCTACAAAGCAAACACAGTCAACAGATCTACTGTTCTCTATAGCACAGCAGCAGCACAGAAACAGATCACAAATGTGAACGCAACAACAAAGCTTACAGTCAACACAGGCTTTATAAAGGAAAACATGAACTCAACAATTGAGGAGCTGCTTCTTAGTGAGAATATCTACATCAGATTTGAAGGAAAGACTCTTCCTCTGTTGCCACTCACAAAAAGCATGACTCACAAAACACACCTCAATGACAAAATGATCAACTACACACTAGAGTTTGAATTTGCCTTTGACAAAATAAACAACATCAGATAGATGCTACAGCTACAGCTTTACATTGAGGGACAAGAGGTTGAAATGTTCAAAGATGAGTCAATCACTTTGACACAAAACATCACAGATGTAAAAAGGATTGATGCAGTCTTGACTGATTACTCCAGGAGCTTCACAGTCCCTGCTAGTAAAAACAACAACAAGATCTTCAAGCATTTCTACAATTACTACATTGATGGCTACAATGCGAAGATCAAAAAGGTTGCTGATCTACATGTAAACTATAAGCCATTTAAAAAAGGGAAGGTCAGATTTGAAGGTGTTAATCTTAAAAACAATAAACCAGAAAGCTACAAGCTCACATTCTTTGGAGACACAATCAGACTGAATGATGTTCTAGGAGATGACAAGATCTCAGCACTGACTGAGCTTAGTGCTTTTGACTTTGTTTACAATGACACAAACATTGCAGCTTACATGAATGATGGTTTAGACAGCATTATAGGCTCAGACCAAATTGAGAACGCTGTGATTTTTCCACTGATCACACACACAAACAGACTGATCTATGACTCCTCTGCTAATCAAAACAACAATGTCTATCCATCAGCAGGAACTGACAACAATGGAGTTCTGTTTTCACAGCTAAAGCCAGCAATCAGAATTGATGCAATAATCAAGGCAATACAGTTGCACTATGATCTGGAGTTCTCTGATGATTTTTTCACTAGCACAAATTTTGCTTACAACAACATTTTTCTTTGGATGCACACAAAGAGTGGAGGTCTGTTTGAGGATCAGCAAAAATCAAAACAGTTCAAAAGCTATGATCTAGTAGGCAATGCTCAAGATGAGCTGATCATAAGATCAAACAACTTTGCAATCAACAACACTAAAAAAAGGATACAGTTCAATCTGGACTTCACAGTTGATCCTGGAGATGACACAGCAACCTACAATCTAGTCATTCACAAAAATGGAGAGGAGTTCAAAAGGTTTGACAGCTTAAAAGGTGACACAAAAAACGGAACTGCTCTGGGTCAAACAATAGACCACATTGAAGTTGACAATGGACAGTTTTCTGTCTTTATAGAAACATCAGCAGTGACAACATTTGATCTAGAGGTTTTTGTGCAAAGAGAAAACAATGCAATACTAGGAGGAAAAAGAGACTGCAGCTTGACATCAACAATCACCACTGTCACAGATGGAAACTTCAGTGTCGCTGCAAACCTACCAGAGATGAAAGTCATTGATCTGCTCCAGGGACTCTTTAAGATGTTCAATCTTGTAGCCTACATCAATGATGATGATGTGATAGTAGTGCAGACACTAGATGACTACTATGCCAGCTCTACTAAGCTCTGGGACTTCACACCCTATGTTGACTCAACAAAAAGCCAGGTTGATTCTCCAATACCTTTCAGACAAGTCAATCTAGGCTATGAAAGCACAAAGACATTCCTTGCTGACAATTTTAATAGCATAAACAACAGACCTTGGGGACAAACAAACTACAATGAGGACAGCTATTTTCTAACTAATGGCAAAAAAGACAAGTTTGAGGGTGAGACCTATGAGGTCATGCTGCCTTTTGAACACATGCTCTTTGAGAGACTCAATGATTTGAACACAGGAGATCTGACTAAGGTTCAATGGGGGTGGCATGTTGATGACAAAGAGCAAAAGAGTGCTGAGATGCCACTGCTATTCTATCCCATTCAGACAATAGGTTCATCAATAAGTGCAAGAAATCTTGGAGGCACAAAGGTCACAATCAATGCTCCCTACATGCCATCGAATTCTGCATCTGTTTTTTCTGATTATGTAGAAACAGGAATGTCACAATCAATCAATTTTCATGCAGAGGTTGATGAGTATGCCCTAGTCAGTAATGAGAGAACGCTTTTCAAAACCTACTATGAGGACTATGTGAAAGACTTGTTTGATGAAAGAAAGAGGATCACAAAAGTCACTGCAGAGCTACCTATGAGCATCACTGAAGAGTTGCAACTAAATGATGACATCAGAATCTTTGACAAAATCTACAGAATAAACAGCATCACCACAAATTTTGAAAATGGCAAAAGTGAGCTGGAGCTTGTCAATGTTCTAAAATCAACAAAGTTTGCTGCTGCTGTTGACACGCTTACTTCTCCGATCACAATCTTTGGAGTTCCCATTGACATCTCAATGACAGACATCACTATTGACAACATACAATTCACAGCAGACAATGCTGGTGGGCAAAATAATGGATTCACACAGCCTCCTATCATTGATCCTGTGCCTGCTCCAATACTACAAAATGTGCCTAGTTCAATTTCAATTGATCCATGTGTAGTCACAGCACCTACACTCACATTTGTTTCTGCTATAGGATCTACAAATCAAACAACATTCAAATTCGAGATCACAGAATCTGGGAAACTATGTGACCAGGAAAATGTTGATGAGTATGGATTCCTCATTGCTGATGCAGAATCTACATTGACAGCAACTGATGACATTGACACGCTAAAAGCAGCAGCAGGAGTGCAGCTCATAATGGTAAACACAGACACAGTTTATGCTGGAGCTGGATCACCTTTAGACTTGACAGCTTCACCTAGGATCAAAGAGGCAAAAGTCACAGGATTGACACATCCACAAATAAAGTTTGCGAGGTTCTATGCAAAGACAAATGTCAATCCAGACTATGACACTGACAAAAACACAATCACAGCAGTTCACTCTGTAAGTACAGACACAGGAGCAGGAACAAACACATCAACTGCAAAGAAATTTATCTGGGCAAACAATGCAGGACTCAGAACTGATGCAGGATACAATACAATTCCAACTAAGGCACAAATAGAGTCAAACGCTTACACACAATTCCACAAAGGGACATGTGGCAGCTACACTGAAAATCCATTGAATTGGTTTCACAATGGAATAGGACTCTATCCAGAGGTGGGTGATAGGGTCTCCAGGAAACAGACTGCAGGAGTTCCAAACTATACAGGAGGGACAAACTCCTTTCAATCAGTGTATGGTCAAACTACCTACTTTGCAATCTCACTAGGAGACAACCTGGACAACTATCTAAAAGATGGAAAAAGCTACTACAGAGTCATTAAGCAAATAGTGATTGAGTACAGCACAGCAGAGGTTGTTGCTGTTTATGATTGCAGTCCTACCCTACCAGCTTACAAAGGAGCAATGTACTTTTTCGGAGCAGCACTGCCATTGTCATCAGATTTGATTGTAAACCAGGGAGCTTGTAATATTCAAATCGGAATTGCTGCAACAGGAATCTCATTGAAAGGAACAACAGAGATTAGTGGAGTGACTGTCCCTGTGACCTATGTTCCAGACTTCCAGATTGCACACAATGGAACAGGAAACAATCCAGAGGCAGGAGATCAGATCAGATTCACTAGAGTGCATGGAATTGACATCAATACTTCATTTAATGGTGATCAGACAAACATCATTCAGCCAAATCAAGCAGTAGAATTTGGAGTCAGTCTCTATGACATCAATTGGGGTGCTAGTCTAAGATCCTTTGACTATCACTTGCTCTACCTACTAGATGAAACAAACAAAGTCAAGGGGGTTGTATCAATTAATAAACTCACAGGGACTGTTGTCAATGCAACCTATTGTCCATCAACATTCTAAACATGATAAAAAACATCATTGACATGCTGGAGATATTGAAACATGATCACAGGGATCTAGGAGACCTGGAGAAGATTGCACTAGGTAGGAACAAAATGCCAGAGTCAATAAAAGAAGGATTCAAACTAATTAGATACAAGCTATGAGCCAGGAAGTAAACATGAAGCTCAATGTGGACAGCAAAGGAGCTGTCAAAAATGTTGATGCTGTCAATGATAGTTTAAAAGAAACATCAAAAAAGTCAAAAGAAGCAAAAGCTGATGTCTCAGAAATGGGAAACCAGCTTGACACAGTTACAGGAGGAGCAGTTTCTGGCTTCCAGGGACTAATTGGGACACTTAAAAATGTGACTAAAGGATTCAGAACACTCAAAGGAGTGCTTTTGACTTCTGGAATTGGTGCAATTGCCCTTGCAATAGGAGCAGTTGCTCAAGCTTTTAGAGATTCTGAGGAAGGTCAGAACAAATTCAACAAGATCATGGGTGTGATAGGCTCTGTGGTAGGCAACCTCACAGACAAACTCTCAGATCTAGGGATGACAATCATTGAGACTTTTACAAATCCTGTAGAAGCGTTTAAAAACTTCAGCAAATCAATAGAGGATTTTGTAGTCAGAAAAGTAGATCAGCTCCTGGGAGGTCTTGGACTTTTAGGATCAGCCTTTCAAAAGCTATTTGATGGAGACTTTAGAGGAGCTTTAGATGATGCAGGCACAGGATTTGTTGAAATAAACAGAGCAATCAATCCTGCAGTGATTGCAACAGAGGCTCTTGTTGATGGAATAAAGAAAACAATTGATGCTACAAAAGAGCTAGGAAAAGAAATTGCTGCTGATGCTAAGTCAGCACAAAAGGTTGCAGACCTCAGAGCAAAAGCAGACAAGGCTGAAAGAGATCTGATTGTAGATAGAGCTGAAGCAGATAGAGATAGAGCTGCACTCCTAGAGAAATCTGTTGACAAAGAGAACTTCACAGTCCAGCAGAGAATAGAGTTTCTAAAACAAGCAGCAGCAGTAGAGGAAAACATCACAAAACAGGAGATAGAAGCTGCTAGACTAAGAGCTGAAGCAAAGACTCTGGAGAACACTTTGTCCAAATCTACAAAAGAGGACATGATAGAAGAGGAAGAGTTGAAGGCTAGACTCATCCAATTAGAGACTGCTAGACTTGTCAAGCAAAAAGAGGTCACAGGACAAATCATTGCATTTACAGCAGAAGAGGCTGCAGCAAAGAAAGCTATTGCAGACAAAGAAGCTGCAGATAACAAAGCCAGAGAGGACAAGGCTGCTGCAGAGAAAAAAGAAAGAGATGACAAGGCTGCAAAAGATGAGGAGGATAGAAAAAAGAAAAAGGAAGAGTCTGATGCAAGAGTAGCTGCAGAAGAGCAGAGACAAATAGATATGATCTCAGCAGCTAAACATGCAGCAGCAGATCAAGCAATTGCACTCTTTGGAGCTGAGACAGATGCAGGAAGAGCTGCTCTTGTAGCAAAGCAAGTTATGAACGCTATGGAGATGATGGAGGAAGCAAAAAAGACAATCACATTTTCTGCACAGGCTGCAGCCAGATCTCAGATTGCAGTTGCAGAAGGAACAGCACAGACAGCAAAAGTTGGATTTCCTCAAAACATTCCGATGTTGATTGCTTATGGTTTGCAAGCTGCTGGAATAGTCATGGCAATCAAACAAGCAGTCTCTGGAGCAAAATCAGCAGCAGGATCTGCAGGAGGTGGAGTTTCTGCTCCTGCTTCTAGGACTCCATCTTTTAACATTGTAGGATCATCACCACAGAATCAAATTGCTGAAGCACTAAATGGACAAAACCAAAGACCAATAAAAGCCTTTGTGACCTCATCAGATGTCTCATCAGCACAGGCTATGGACAGAAATATAATTGAAACAGCTAAAATAGGATAATCATGAAAATAGTAGAACTAATCTTAGATGAAGAGAATGATGACATTGGGGTGTCTGCTCTTTCTTTAGTAGAAAACCCTGCAATTGAAGAGGATTGGATTGCACTCAAAAGCCAGGAGGTAAAATTTGAACAAGTTGACAAAGAAAAAAGAATCTTGATGGGTGCAGCTTTAGTGCCAAACCGACCTATCTACAGAAAGTCAGATGATGGAGAGGAATTTTACATCTTTTTCAATAAACAGACAGTAGAGAAAGCATCACAGATGTTTTTTGTCAATGGCAATCAATCAAACTCTACTCTAGAGCATAAATACAAGCTCGATGGGATGACTGTTGTTGAGTCCTGGATCATAGAGAACAAAGACAAAGATAAGTCTGCACACTATGGCATGGATCTCCCAGAAGGGACATGGATGGTTTCTATGAAAGTCAATGATGATGACATCTGGAACAATTACATCAAAACTAAGAAAGTTAAAGGCTTCTCAATAGAGGCTTTTATGTCAGAGAAGGCAACTCAGAGACCTAAAGACAAAACAATTGATGAGAAGCTTGCTGAAATGGAAAACCAGGAGGCTGAGTTCATGATGTCAGAGGTCAAAGACATGCTAGGCTATGGCAAAAAGAAAAAGAAAAAGAAAAAGTATAACATGGAATCTTTTTCTGACTATCCATCTGGAGTCAAAAACAATGCAAAGAGAGGCATTGAGCTGAATGAGAAAAATGGCAACAAATGTGCAACCCAGGTAGGCAAAGTCAGAGCAACTCAACTTGCCCAGGGAAAAGCTGTGAGTGTAGAAACAGTAAAAAGGATGTACAGCTATCTCTCAAGAGCCATGGAATACTATGATGAGAGTGACTCTTCAGCATGTGGCACAATTAGCGTGCTTTTATGGGGAGGCAAGTCAGCTTTGAGATGGAGTGGATCTAAACTCAGAGAGCTTGATCTGCTTTCTGAAATGCTAGATGATGACAATCCATGCGAGGCAGGCTATGAAATGGTAGGAATGAAGATGAAAAATGGAAGGAGAGTTCCGAATTGTGTGCCTTTAGAGTCCCAGGAGCTGAAAACAATGATCATTGACACAGAAATGGCAATCATAGATGACAGACTTGCCTACAGTTCCCAAACAAAAGCAGAAGAGAAAGCAAAAGATCTAGGATGTGAAGGATTTCACACTCATGATCTAGAAGGACAAACCTGGTACATGCCTTGTCAAACCCATAAACAGCAATAAATGAGAAAGAAATCAAGAAAGACAGTCAGCAGAATCAACAGAGTAGGTGGAGACAGAGCCTGTCTGTGTAAAGACAAGCAAACCTATGACAAAAAGTGCTGCACAGGAGAGACTCATGCCCAGGGAATAGGAGCAATCTAAAATAGGTCAAAAAATATGACCGATTTTCTGCTGCACATACGTTTTAATACTATAAACATTTAACTGAATGAAAGCAATAGACATGTTGAATCAAATCAAGGAGACTTTGGGCATTGAGCTATCTGAGCAAAAGGTAGAGCTTGCAACAATGACTCTAGAGAATGGGACACAGATCGAAGCTGAGAGCTTTGAATCTGGACAGCAAGTTTTTATTGTCAGTGACTCTGAGGACTCTGTGCCTCTTCCTATTGGAGAATATACCCTGGACTCTGGGGAATCACTCTCTGTCACAGAGGAAGGAATCATAGGAGAAATCAAAGAAGCTGGCAGTGAAGAGCCTGCTGAAGAAGAAGCATCAGAAGTGGAAGCTTCTGAGGATGATGCTGCTGAAAAAGTGAAGTCTGAAGAGACAACACACAAAGTAGTGTATGCAACAAAGGAGGAAGTAGAAAACTTGTCAAGCATGATCACTGAGATCAAAACAATGCTTGAGGCAAAAGAAGCTCCTGCTGAGGTTGAGGAAAACATCAATGACATTGAACTTGCTGCTGAAGCTGTGGAAGAGATTTCACACAATCCAGAAAGTGTCAGCACAGAAGCACAATCAACTTTTGAAAATGTAACTGTGACAAGAGCAAAATATTTAAACAATTTAGTGAATCAATTTAATCAAGAATAAAAATGAGTACAACCCACACATTTACTGATAACACTTACAGTGGCAAGAAGGCTGCTGGTTATCTCTCTGCAGCTTTGCTCTCTGGAAAAACTTTAGCATCTGGAGCAGTGGACATCAGAGACAACATTCAAGGCAAAGAAGTGATCCAGGTTTTATCTTCTGATGCTAACTTAATCAAATCAGCCAGCTGTGATTTTAGCCCGACAGGAACTTTGGAAACCACAGAATTGGTTCTTCAGCCAGAAGAGTTCCAGGTGAACTTACAGCTTTGTGCTAAAAACTACAGAACAACTTGGGAGTCTTTACAAATGAAAGGCATCAAGTCTGGAATTGCAAAGGATCTAGGAGACTTCATCCTTCAGCATGTAGTTGACAAAGTAGCTGCAAACATGGAAACAAACTTTTGGCAAGGAGCAAATGCTACAGAAGGTCAAACAGATGGAGTGACTGTTCTAGCTGCTGCTGACTCTGATGTAGTTGATGTGACAGGAACAACTGTAACTGCTGCAAATGCACCTACTGAAATGGGCAAAGTAATCTCAGCAATTCCGAACACTATCTATGGAGCAGATGACCTTTATCTATATGTTTCAACTCATATTTTTAAGTCATTTGTGTCAAGTTTAGGAGGATTCGGAGCAAGTGGCTTAGGAGCTGCTGGTTATGAGGACAAAGGAGCTACATGGTACAGAGGACAACAGGAACTCTTCTTTGAGGGAGTCAAGGTCTTTCATGCCCCAGGGATGCCGACAAATGACATGATTGCTACAAGAGCAAGCAACTTGATCTTTTCAACTGCTTTATTCTCTGAAAACAATCAAGCCTCTGTGATCGACATGAGCAAATTTGATGGTTCTCAGAATACAAGAGTGATTTTGAGAGGGTCTCAAGGAGTAAACATTGCAAATGCTGCAGAGATCGTTTACTACACATAATTTCTAACTAACTAAAAACCAATAAGATATGTCATGTAGTATCAGTAAGGGCAGGGCAATAAACTGCAAGGATCAAATCGGAGGTCTAAAGACTGTCTGGCTATTTGATTGGGGAAGTTTAGGAACTGTGACTCTGGGAAGTGATGATGAAGCAACTGATGCTGCTGGCACAGGAACGCTTTTTCAATATGACCTAAAGGGATCTGGCAACACTATGGAGACAACAGCGAATGTGTCAAGAGACAATGGCACTTCGTTTTTCTCTACTGTTTTGTCCCTTTCTCTCCCAAAATTAACTAAGGAAGATCAAAAAGAGTTAAAGTTGATATCTTTTCAGCGTTTAGCAATCATTATAGAAGATAATAACGGATCATTCTTTTTGTTAGGCAAAGACCATGGATGTGAACTGACTTCTGCTTCAATGCAGACAGGAGGTGCAATGGGAGATGCTTCTCAGTATGTGATGGAATTTACATCTGAAGAGCCTCTTCCTCCAAACTTTGTTGATGGGGCAACCCATGCGAATCCAACAGCTGGTTGGAGTTCATACACTGAGACAATCACTGTAGGAACAAACAGCTAAAAATTCTCTTTGTGTTTTGTTTGGGGAGTGTTCTGAAAAGACCTCCCCTTCAAACACATAAAAACAAACACAATGGCAAAAAAGACAAAAACATTTAAGGCATTTAAAAAGCCTTTTGACAGTTCAGAGTTTTCTGAGATCAGCAAAGCACAACTGAAAAAAGAGATCAGTGACTCTGGAGTTGAAGTTCTGGAGACCATGGGTAGAATAAAAACAGACAAAGCTATTTATAAAACAAGCAAATGACAATCCTGGACAGATCATCATCTTCTCACACAATCAACTTTGTCCCTAGGAGCTATGACTCAACAGGATCAACTACCTACAGGGTGCAAATCACAAATGAGACAAACAACACAGAGACCTACAATGCTACAGCAACAAGCTTTGCTGAGGTTGACTACTATAGAACACACACAGCAACATTTGGCTTCGACACAAACAAAGACATGAGCTACATTTTAAAAATAACAGACACAGCAACATCAAAAGTGATCTACAGGGAAAAGCTCTTTGTCACAGATCAAACAGCTTTAAGCTATTCAGTCAACACAGGACAGTTCACTTTTGAAACAAGCTCGACAAATGACTATCTAGTTTATGAATAGCCTAGAAGTAATACAATTAGAAGCCTATCAGACTCCAGAAGTCATAGAGGATGCAAAAAAAGAATTTGTAGCTTTTGGCACAAACAATCTTTTCTATGATGAGCTTATAGATGTCTATCTAAACAGTCCGACATCACACAGCACGATCACAGGAATTGTCAATCAAATCGTGGGCAAGGGGTTGCATGCTCACAATGCTTCTAAAAAGCCAGATGAGTTTGCACAATTTAGATCACTATTTAAAGCTAAAGACCTCAAGAAAATAGCACTTGACTACAAGCTCCTGGGAGAAGCTGCTATCCAGGTGAGCTACTTACAGAAAAAAGTGGTCAAAGTATCACATTTTAACAGAGAGACACTAAGGGCAGAGAAGTGTGATGACAAAGGTGCAATAAATGCCTACTATTATCATCCAAAATGGAAAGACTACAAAGATGGAGACAATCTGACTAGGATTCCTGTGTTTGGATCTGGTGCAAAAAATGAGATTTACATCATTAGAAGGCACATTCCATCAATGCACTACTACTCAGTGCCAGACTACATTGGATCTTTAAACTACGGAAAACTAGAATGTTCAATCAGTGAGTTCCTAGTCAATGAAGTTGAGAACTCTTTCTCTGGATCAAAGCTGGTTTCATTTGCAAATGGATCTCCATCAGTGGAGGGCATGAGAAAAATCAAACAAGAGATCACAGACAAGCTCACAGGAGTACATGGAGAGAAAGTGATTGTCTCATTTAGCGACTCTGTAGAGAACAAAACAACCATTGAGGACATAAACCCCCCAAACTCTGCAGAAGTCTATCAGTACATCTCTGAAGAGTGTTCCAGGAAGCTCATGATAGGACACAGAATCACATCACCTCTTCTAGTAGGAATCAGAGACACAGGGAACTCACTTGGAAACAATGCAGAAGAGATACAGAACGCACACAATCTGTTTGAAAACCTAGTGATAAAACCCTATCAAAATGACATTATAGATGCAGTTGATGACATCCTAGGAGTAAATGGCATCTCTTTAGATCTTTATGTGCAGACACTGACTCCAATAGAGTTCACAGATACAGACAATGCTGTGACAAAGGAGCAAGTTGAAGAGGAAACAGGACAGCAGTTGTCAAGTCAGAAACCAGATCTAAGTGTAGAGCATGAAAGTTTAATCATAGAAAAGCTGTCACAGTATGGAGAGGACATTTCTGATGAGTGGGAACTGATAGAAGAGACAGCAGTCACAGATCCACAGCATGAGTACAGTTTGTCAAAAATAGACATGTTTGCAAACACTGCAGATGGAGACACTAAAAGCAAAGAGGACAAAGGTCTTTACAAACTGAGATATGTCTATGCTGGAAATCCTAATCCACAAAGAAAGTTTTGTGTTGAGATGATGTCAAGAAATGCAGGCACAAAGCATGGACTACTTTATAGGCTAGAAGATATTGATGCACTGTCAGCACTAGATCCAAATCCAGGACTAGGAAAAGGAGGATCTGACAACTATAGCATTTTTCTCTATTCTGGAGGTGTTAACTGCAGACATTTTTTCAAAAGAATGATTTTTTTCAGAAAAAGAGACACTCAAGGAAAGTTCCTAGAGCCTAGCAGCACAGATGATCTAGAAAATGACAAGAGAGTGGCAAATGTGCCAGGACTAAAAAGAAAAGGAATAGAAGGAACTCCTCCAGGAGACCGACCAAATAAAGGAAGAGCAGTTTAATATGGCAACAGTTTTATTTTGTAGCAAAAACGATATAATCAGAAAGAGTCCTATCCTGGACTCCTCAATAGACAGTGATAAGCTTGTGCCTGCTTTGCACCTAGCTCAGACTCAATATCTCAGAGAGATCATAGGGACTGACCTTTACAACAAACTTGCATCTGATATTGCTGGAAGCTCACTGTCAAATCCCTATCTGGATCTGCTCAACAATTTTGTAAAGCCAATTTTGATCCACTTGACTCTTTCAGAGTTTCTAAAGACAGCAGCCTACACTATCTCAAACAAAGGAGTGTTCAAACATACATCAGAGAACGCTTCTGAGCCTTCTGCTGAAGAGATCAAGGATCTTGTACAAATAGAAAGACAAAGAGCTGAGAGCTACACAGAGAGGTTTCTAGATCACATGGCATTTAATGCCTCTACAAACTTCCCAGAATGGTTTTCAAACAGCAATGAGGACATGAGTCCAAATTATGAATCATACAAAATCGATTGGGTTCTATGAGTTATGGACAGATATATACAACAAGCTGGTGGGGAGACACAAATGCAGCAAGTGGATGGGGTTCAATCTATCCATTCAATGCAGATGGAGGAATCCTTTCAGCAGATTTAACAACAATCACTGCAGATCAAACAATATACACTGCAGATCAAACAACTTTTTAATTTAATTCTATGAGCTTAGAGGTGATAAATACAGGCACAGCAGCAAATTCTGGAGATGGTGATAATCTCAGAGCTGCTATGACAAAAGCAAAAAACAATTTTGCAGAAATCTATGCAGATGACTTTGTGACTTCTGCTAGAATTGCAGATGATGTTGCTTTAGGAGGGAATCCAACTACAACAACACAGACTGCTGGAGATAATTCCACAAAAATAGCGACAACTGCCTATGCAGACACTGCTGTGGCAAATGCAATTGATGCAGCTCCTGCTGCTTTAGATACGCTGAATGAGCTTGCTGCTTCACTTAATGATGATGCAGACTTTGCAGGGACTATGACAACATCTCTTGCTGGTAAGCTCTCAACAGATGCAGGAGCTGTAGGCACATCAAACCTGGCTGATGATGCTGTCACTGCTGACAAACTAGCAAATTCGATTAATACAGAAATTGCAGCAAATACAGCAAAAGTGACAAATGCAACTCACACAGGAGATGTGACAGGAGCAACTGCTTTGACCATTGCAGCAGATGCAGTAGATGGGACAAAAATTGCTGATGACTCAATTGATTCTGAGCATTTTGTTGATGGTTCTATTGACACAGCTCACATTGCTGATGATGCAGTGACTGCTGACAAACTAGCAAACTCAATCAACACTGAAATTGCAGCAAATACAGCAAAAACAGGAATCAGCTCTGAGCAAGCTTCAGCCATAACAGCAAACACTGCAAAGGTGACAAATGCGACACATACAGGAGATGTGACAGGGTCTGGAGCTTTGACCATTGCAGATGATGCAGTAACAATTGCAAAGATTGCTGATGCTGCTATAGTGACTGAAGCTGAAGGCATAGGATCAAATGACAATGACACTACACTTCCAACAAGTGCAGCTGTTGTTGACTATGTTGCAAACAACTCTTCTGACTCTTTAGCTGCTCTGACAGCTACTGATGGAGGCTTTGTTGTAGGTGATGGAACAAATTTCGGAGTTGAAACAGGATCAACTGCAAGAGACTCCATAGGACTAGGAACATCTGGACACATTCAATTTCACTGTTTAGGAGTTGGAGAAGCTGCATCAACAAACAATGGTCAAATTGATGCTACAACTGTCTATGCAGACACATTTGGAAAAGATTCTGGCGACTACATCACCTGGACTACAGACACACAGATGGATTTTTATGTCAATGGATCAAATGAAATGAGACTTGAAGCAGATGGAGACTTGCATGTAGATGGAGATGTGATTGCTGCATCAGCTACAGTGTCATCTGATGAAAAACTAAAAGAAAACATCAAACCAATTTTTGCACCTCTTGAAACTTTAGATCAAATCAAAGGAGTTGACTTTAATTGGAAAAAGGATGGATCAAAAAGCTCTGGTGTTATTGCACAAGACATTCAAAAAGTGATGCC